AGACTTTATGTAGGAAGCATGAGCTAGGCGAGGAGGCAACAGAAAAATTCTGTGATGATCCTAAAGTTGACGGCAATTTTGTTCGTAAGGTCGTTTGCGACAAGTTGGCTAATAAGTCTGTTGAAACTGTTTCACAGGTTGAGCCTACTGAACTAAGAAAAGAGGGTTACAGCATTGCCGCTGGTATTAAAGCAGTTCTTACAGGTGATTGGTCATCTCGTGAAGCTGGTTTAGTTCGTGAGCTTTCACAAGAAGTTGAGCGTTCAGGTGTTAAAAGATCTGCTGACCGTAGTTTCTTAATTCCTTATTCTGCTTTAACAAAAAGGGCTACTTATGTAACCAGTTCGGCAGCGACCGGGGGCAACGTTGTTGCAACTGACCTTTTAGCTGATGATTTCATTGAGGCTTTAAGAGCTAACACAATTACAGGTGGTTTAGGTATTCGCACACTTCCCGGCCTTGTTGGTGATGTCGCGATTCCTTCCAGATCTTCAACGGCTACAGGGTACTGGTTAAGCTCGGAAACCACGGCTATAACTCAGTCTGAGAGTCAGTTTGGGCAAGTAACTTTGCAGCCAAAAAATTATGCCGCCCTTAGCAAATTTTCTCGGCAAACACTTTTACAAGCAACACCCGGAATCGAAGAGCTTGTACGTCGCGACCTAACCGACACAATTAATGTTGGGATAGATGCCGCCGTGATCGCGGGGTCTGGCTCGTCTGGCCAGCCGACCGGCATAACAGGAACCGCTGGGATCGGCAGTGTAGCCATTGGGACAAATGGTGGAGCCATTACTCTTGAAACTCTCATTAACCTAGAAGAGGAAGTTTTAGTTGATAACGCTGGCGGTGCTTCTATGGCATACGCAACCAACCCTAAAGTTCTTTCTGAATTGAAGAAACTAAGAGCTGGTGGTTCTGCTGCTGGTGATGGTGCCTTCCTTTGGAACGTTGATCCTAGTGGTATTGGTCGTTCTGGAACACCTGGAGTAATCAACGGCTATCCAATAGGAGTTTCAACAAACGTACCAAGCAACCTAACTAAAGGTTCAAGTTCTGGTGTTTGTTCTGCTGTTATTCTTGGCGACTGGTCACAAGTTGCTCTTGGCGTTTGGGGTAACGGTTTAGAAATCGAAATCGGTACAGACTCCGATGACTTCAGTAAGGCACTTACAAGTGTTAGAGCGATTACTACAATCGACGTTGCTGTTAGACAAGCTTCTGCATTCGCAGCTTGCTTAGACGTAACCACTTAATAAATCGCGGGGGCTTCATTGCCCCCCTTTTTTTCTTATGGAAGTATTTATCACAAGATCAACCGCAGTCGGCGGCGTTCACCTAGAAGCGGGTGAAACTCACGACTTAAGCGAGAAGGACGCTGTAACCCTAATGAATATGGGTAAGGCTGTAGAAGCTAGCGACGCGCCTGCTTGTCCCCCAACTCCACCAAAAGCCAAGAAGGCTAAAAAAGCAAAAGTTGTTGTAGAAGAAACAGAAACAAACGATGGCACTGAGTGACGACCTAGACGCCTTCTTTTCAGATTTTGCCGTTAGTGCGACAAGTGGCGGAACAACTGCAAATGGGATATTAGATCAACCCACTTCTGTCGTTGCAGGTGATCAGGTTATATTTGTTGATTACGTTTTTCATTGTAAAAATTCAGACTTTGGAACATTGGTGACAGGCGATTCAATAACTGTTGATTCTGTTGCTTATACCGTTAGGACGAATGAATCAGGACTTGATAAGTTAACCCGCGAAATTTCCTTACAGAAAACTTAAACAATGGCATCGAAACGAGAGGACATACTTGACGCAATTAAAACGGCATTGGCGGGAACCGTTGGAGTCTCTACGAGGATTTATAGATCAAGGACTTTGCCATTAGCGCAAAGAAGCCAGCTACCTAGTTTGATTATTGAATGGAATAATGATGCAGCAGAACAAAACACATCTCTACCTACCCTTGATTGGTCATTATCTGTAACGGTTACGGTTTTAAGTTCTGGCGATGTACCCGACGAACAGGCAGATGCGACAGTCGTTTCAGCACACGCGAAATTAATGGCAGATTTAACGCTTGGAGGAGAATCTATTGATATTCAACCCACTAATGTCACCTTTGAAGCAATCGACGGTGATTCACCTATTGGGGTAACGGGCATGGGTTATACAGTTCGATATAGGACAGAAGTTGACGACATAACCCAATAATTTATTTACTACGGCTAAATAGCAAGAATGATTTATGATGTAAACATATTGTTGATCTTGTTGTGTCGTGCCAAAGCTAACTAGAAAAAGAACGCTACTTGTGAAAACTGAAAGTAGCTATGGATCCGACCCCACACCAACCGGCGGAAGCAATGCCATTCTTGTTCGTGATTTAAACATTGAACCTGTTCAATCTGATGAGGTCAGCAGAGATTTATTGCGCGGTTATCTCGGAAATTACGAAACGCTTTTAAGTAATACCAGGGTAAACGTAAGTTGTGATGTCGAAATGGTTGGATCAGGCGCAGCCGGTACGGAACCAGCCTATGCACCATTATTAAAAGCTTGCGGTTTAGCGGTCACAACAGTTAGTTCAACAAGTAATACTTATGCCCCTGTTAGTGCATCCTTTGGCTCATGTACTATTTATTGCAATATTGACGGTGTACGCCATAAGGTCACAGGTTGCCGCGGTAGCTTTTCAATAAATTGCGAACTTAATCAAATACCAGTAATTTCTTTTTCCATGACTGGCATATATTCGGCACCAACAGATACAGCAGCGCCTACTTGTACTTATAACGCAACCAAGCCATTGTTATTTAAAACAGGCAACACAAGCGCATTTTCTATCTTTGGATATTCTGGCGCGTTGCAATCATGGTCGTTTGATATGAATAATGATACTGTTGTTCGTCAATTGGTCGGCGGTACTCAGGAAGTCATGATTACAGATAGAAAGCCTAGCGGTAGCGCAACAGTCGAGGCGGTTGCTTTATCGGCTCATAACTTCTTTACAGATGCAACTGGGAGTTCAACCGGAACAAATACTTTTTTACATGGAACAGCCGCCGGAAATAAAGTAACTGTTAGTTGTCCCCAGACTGACTTAGGACAGCCAACCTATGAAGATTCAGACGGTGTACAAATGTTGAGCCTTCCATTCGTGGCAACACCTACAAGCGCAGGTAATAACGAACTATCAATTGCATACACTTAATTGCTAAAAAGATAAGCTAGGCTTACATTACTATTTAAACGTAGCAAAACAAATGGGCTTTAAGCTTGACCAATCAGGTACTTATAAATGGCCGGTTACTGTTGAGGTTCCTGTTGATGATGGAAGACACGACAAACAAAAGTTCGACGGTGAATTTAAACGCATCACGCAATCAAGGATTAAAGAATTAATAGAGTTGGTTGCAAGTGGAGATCTCACCGATGTTGATGTTGTTAAAGAAGTTTTAGTTGGTTGGGAGGGAATAGAAGACGATCAAGGAAATGAACTTAAGTTTTCACAATCAAAATTAAAACAATTATTAGAGGTTCCAATGGTTGCAACTGCAATAGGTACGGCATTTTTTGAAAGTTATACCGGAGCAAAAAGAAAAAACTAATAGACGCCGCTGAGTACTATTGCAAAGGTGGCGTAATTGATGAAACGCAAAAAGATGCGGAAGTGTTGGGGATTACAATCCCTGAGCTTGAACCGGAAGAAGATTTTTTAGTGTTTGAGGAAAATTGGGCAGCGATTGATTTATTTTTAAAAGTTCAAACGCAATGGAGAATCGGCGGCCTTGGTAATCTTTGTGGCCTTTGCTATTCAAGCGTAATAGAAACAGCTAAACTATATGCAATACCGAATCTTGTTGAAGTGTTTGAAGATCTTCAAGTTTTAGAAGTAACGGTTATGAGCCTTTTGAATAAAGAGGGCAAAAAATAATGGCGGCGAAATTTAATTTATTAATTGCAGCTAAAACAGCGGGAAGCGCCGGGATTAAGCGCATGGGTAACTCCATGCAGGGGTTACAGGGAAGAGTAAAAAATTTAAGAAATACGGTATTTACGCTGAATAATGCTTTCAAAGCAATGGCTGTATTCCTTGCAGCCGGAACAGCTACTAGATTTGTAACAGGTGCAATAAATCAAGCTGACGCATTCGGGAAATTAAGCAGGCAAACAGGTATAGCAGCGGATCAACTACAAGCGTATGTAAATGCGGGAAAACTAGCGGGAGTAGAGCAAGGAACGATTGATAAAGGGTTAAGGCGTCTTGCTCAATCAATGCGTGAAGCTGATCAGGGCGTTGCTACATATTCAGATGCTTATAAGGCTTTAGGAGTAACAGTTAGAGATTCGGACGGCAATTTAAAAGAATCAGAAGTTGTATTAGGTCAATTGGCTGACCGTTTTAGAGATATGCCAAACGGGGCAACAAAGGCGGCTTTAGCAATGGAAATATTTGGTCGATCAGGGGCGCAGTTAATACCAATGTTGAATGAAGGCGGTGATGCTTTGGAACGATGGAATTATGAAACGAGCGCAGGTTTTGCTGCGAACGCAGAATATTTCAATGACCAATTAACAATGCTTAGTTTTGGCTTTGATGGTTTTAGAAAGCAATTAGCAGATGAATTATTACCTGCTTTAAATTCTATTGTTGAAGCATTTCAGGATTTGTTTGATAGCAAGAATGATTGGCAAGGATTATTTGAGGCAATAAATATTAGTGTTAGAACTTTAGCTTTTGGTTTAATCTCAACGGCTGTTGCCTTAGAAGAGGTTGGACACTATTTAGCCAGATTAAAAAGAAGATTTGGAAGAATGTTTAAAGGGGGTTTAATCAAGTCTTTGGATGATCCAGATGGGGGATATTTAAAAGGGATAATGGATAGATGGAAAAGAAATCAAGAAATATTTAAAAAAATTACTGTTGGAGAATCAGAAGCGGGTGATGCTTACGGTTTTAAAAAAGGAACAAAAGAAGCTAAAGAATTTGGTGATCAATTAGATAAAACTTTTGGAACACAAATGCAATCGAAATTAGATAGCTTTAAAGATGGCATTAAGTCCGTTGGTGAATCAATGGCTGATGTAGTGATAAAAGGAATAAAAGGAATGGAAGACGCCTTAGTGAATTTTGTAATGACTGGGAAAATGAACTTCAAAGATTTAGCAAATAGCATTATTAGAGACATGATTAGAATGACAATTCAGCAATCAATAACAGCGCCATTATCCGGTTTTTTAAGTAGTGCACTTAGTAGTGCTTTTGCTCCTTCTAGTTTAGGTATGACGCAAGGCGCCAACATGAAGAGCAACCCACAATTTAGAGGCCATATGGCAAAGGGCGGATCTGTGTTTGGCGGGTCTTCATATCTCGTTGGTGAGCGTGGAATGGAAATATTCACACCAAGAACAAGCGGAACAATTACACCAAATGACAAAATAGGCGGTACAAATGTTGTTGTTAATGTTGATGCCTCAAATACAGACGTACAAGGCGATGAGCAACAAGGGAGAGCATTAGGCCAATTAATCGCCTCGGCTGTTCAATCTCAATTAGTACAACAGTCAAGACCCGGAGGAATCCTTAACCCTGCTTAATTATGGCCACTTTCTCTTATACCCCTTCTTTCCCTGCAAATGAAAATAGCGCACCAATTGTAAGGACAAGCGTTTTCGGTGAAGGTTATCAACAAAGGATTCAATTTGGCCTTAATCGTGATCCTAAAAACTGGTCTTTGATTTTTGCTAATAGAGATGACACAGAACGCGACAATATCATCACATTCTTAGAAGCAAGATCAGGGACAGAATCATTTGATTGGACACCGCCAAGAGGTAGCGCCGGAAAATTTATTTGTCGTTCCTGGTCAACCAATATGCCGCGATATGGCAGAACAACGATTAATGCAAAATTTGAAGAGGTGTTTGAACCCTAATGGCAATACCTGTAAGTGAGCTACAAAAAATCAACCCTAGTTCTGTAATAGAGCTATTTACGTTGACGCTTGATAGTACGCTCCACGGTGCTTCTACTGTTTATAGATTTCACAATGGCGCCAATATGAACGCAAATGGTGAAGTGATTTGGGCGTCTAATTCTTATCAAAGATTTCCGATTGAATGTGAAGGTTTTTCTTATTCTGGAAAAGGTACGTTGCCAAGACCAACTATAAAAATTTCAAATATTCTTGGAACAATTACAAGCTACATATCAACCGTTAACGCTACAACGGCGGGTAATGATTTAAACGGGGCAAAATTAACAAGGATTAGAACACTTGCTAGATATATTGACGCGGCAAACTTTTCAGGTGGAACCAACCCATACGGAACGCCAGATAGTTCGGCGGCATTTCCCGAGGAAATTTTTTATCTAGACCGTAAAACCACAGAAAACAGAGATATGGTTGCTTGGGAATGTTGCGCTGCTTTTGATCTCGTTAATGTTCGCGTTCCTTTACGCCAGGTGACTCGGACAGATTTTCCCGGTGTTGGTACTTTTATTTAGTTATGAACTGGAAAGAATCAGCATTAATTCACGCAAAAGAAACAAACACAAAAGAAGTTTGCGGCCTTATTTGCATTGTTAAAGGTAGAAAGAAATATTGGCCTTGTGAAAATATTGCAGATGATCCTACCGATGGTTTTTGCTTGTCACCTGATGACTGGATGAAAGCAGAAGACGCGGGGGAATTGGTCGGGGTGTTTCACTCTCACCCATTCACATCGCCGCAACCTAGCCAAGTTGATCTTTCAAGTTGTGAGCATTTAGGTTTACCGTTTTATATTGTTAACCCACAAACTGAGCAATGGCACGAATTTAAACCAACAGGATATAAAGCGCCTTTAATTGGTCGTCAATGGACATGGGGTTCAAGTGATTGTTGGACTTTAGTCATTGATTATTTTGCTGAAAAAGGTTTAACCGTTAAAGATTGGGAAAGGCCCAAAAAATCAGAAGAAATATTAACCAATGGCATATTTGAAAGATTAATACCGCAAAGTAATTTTGTAGAAATAGACGATAATAGAGAAATGCTACCGGGTGATTTGTTATTGATGAAATTTACCGGCCCTGATCCTGACCATGTCGCCATTTATATCGGTGAACAAATGGTTTTACATCACATGGCGGGGCGTTTAAGTTCTCGCGATTTATACAATCAGTTTTTGATTGATGCAACTGTTCGGAGGTATCGCCATGCTGCGTAAAATTAAAGTATATGGAGCTTTAAAAAAGTTTCTTGATTGGGAGACAGGAACCTTTTTCGCTGATATTTCTAACGTTGCTGAAGTTGGGCGTTTTTTAGTTGCTAATTGGCCGGATATTGAACAACACATGCAAGATCAACACTATAAAATTTTTGTTGGTAATTACAACATTGGCGAAGAAGAGTTAAATCATCCGATTGGTGATAGTGAAGAGATAAGGATTGTTCCTGTTGCTGTTGGTGCTAAAGGGCTTTTTAAATCGAGTATTGGTAAAATTCTTATTGGCGCAGCAATTATTGGTGTAACAGTTGCAACGGGTGGTTTTAATGGTGCAATGGTTTTTGGTTCCGCTGGTGCTGGCGCCACGGGTGCGGCTTTAAGTTGGGGTGCGGTTTCAACAGGTGTCGGAATTAGTCTCGCATTAGGTGGCGTTTCTCAAATGCTGACGCCAACGCCAGAAATTCCAACATTTGATTCGGCTTTAGACCCACAAAGTAACTATTCATTTAGTGGCGTTCAAAATGTAAGTCGTTCGGGTGTTCCTGTTAATTTAATTTTTGGAGAAATCTTTACCGGTTCCGTTATTGTTAGCGCTGGTATTGATACTGTTCAAGTTAAGGGGGCTGCCTAATGCCAGTTCAAAAAAAAGGTTTAGCAACTTTATTATTCCCTTCAACTGACCCAACGCTGCCTAAAGAAGTTCTCGGTTCAAAGCAGTTTGCAACTTATGTTGAAGTTTTAGGCGAGGGGGAAATTGAAGGTTTTCCAAGTGCAGCAGCTTATACAAAAGGAACAACAAATTATGATAATGCAGCTTTAAAAGATGTTTACTTAAATAAAACTCAGATTCTTAAAGCTTCGGCTGATGTAACTAATTTACAAGATACAGACTATAACTTTAGAGATGTAGAGTTTACACCGCGTTTTGGTACATCTAACCAAACATATATAGGTGGGGTAAATAATATTGAAACTGAATTTAATGTTGCAACTGCTGTTACTTATTCAACTTCTGTAGCAAGGACTTTAACAAGTGGAATTGATGCGGTTAGGGTGACTATTGGTGTGCCTAGATTACAAAAATATGAAGATGATGGAAGTATTTCAGGTTTAACAACTTATGTAACAATTCAAATTACAGATAATAACGGAACAGTCGCAACACCGATTAGTGATGATGCCATTAGCGGAAGAACTTCAAGCGCATATTTTAAAGACTATTTAATAAGCTTCAACGGTGGTTCGCTTGTTCATCCTTTAACGGTCACAGTAAAAAGAACAGCAGCCGATAATACCGACCCCAAAAAATTTGATGCGTTTAACTGGTCATCTTATACAGAGATTTTATTTGAACAAAGAGCCTATGCAAATACGGCTCATGTAGCGTTACGTTTTGATTCTGAGCAATTCCCGCAAACTCCAAACCGTTCATATCGTGTTAGAGGATTAAAAATCCCTATCCCGTCAAATGGGACAGTTGATTCAACAACGGGTGCAATTAGTTATTCAGGTAGTTGGAATGGCTCATTTAAAACAGATCCCGAATGGACAACAGACCCTTCTTGGATACTCCATGAATTATTAGTTAATACTCGTTGGGGTTGTGGCGCTCATATCTCAGCTAGTCAACTTTCTAAATATGACTTTTATGCTGTTTCGCAATATTGCGGCGCAAGTGTTGATGATGGCAATGGAGGAACCGAGCCAAGGTTTGCAGTTAATGGAGTTGTTCAGCAACAAGTTGACGCATACCGATTAATTAATGATCTTTGTTCTGTGATGCGTTGTATGCCCTTTTGGAGTGCGGGCGCACTTACGATTTCACAGGATGCACCAAAAGACGCAAGCTATTTATTTACGCTTGCTAACGTTGGAGAAGGTGGCTTCACTTATTCAGGCTCATCTTTAAAGAGTCGTCATACCGTTGTTAATTGCGGCTATTTCGACATGGAAACGCAAGAAATAGATTATGAGGAAGTTTTTGATAGTACGGCAAAAACAAAATATGGCGCAGTTGTTAAGCAAGTAAAAAGTTTATTTTGTACTTCACGAAATCAGGCGGCGCGTTTAGGGCGTTGGCTTCTTTATACAGAACAAAATGAATCAGAAATTGTAAGTTTTTCAATTGGATTATCAGCAGGCGTATTAATTAGACCCGGCGCAGTAATAGAAATCAGTGATCCTGTTAGGGCTGGAGTGCGGCGCGGTGGCCTTATCAAATCAGCTACTACAACAGTTATTACCGTAGACAACACCGACCAAACAGATTTACCTGCAACAAATAACCCAACGCTTTCAGTTGTTCTTTCTGATGGTTCCGTTGAAACAAAAACAGTTAGTGGAATATCAGGGGCAGAGATAACCGTTAGTTCTGCTTTTAGTTCCGCGCCAAATAGTAATTCAGTTTGGATATTGCAAAACGACTCAGTACAAACAACCCAATGGCGCGTTTTATCAATTACAGAAGAAGAGGGCGTTAATTATATTGTTACGGCGCTGCCTTATAACTCCGGCAAATACGCTTATGTAGAAGACGGCTCAACACTTCCAACAAGAAATACAAGTATTTTAAATACACCTCCTGATGCTCCCGGTTCTTTATCTGCAACAGAGCAATTTTATGAAGAAAATAATCAAGCGAAAGTAAAAATTATTGTTAGCTGGCAATCAGTACCAAGAGCAAGTAGTTACAGGGTGCAATGGAGAAAGGGAAGCGACAATTTTGTTTCTTCTGATGTTTTATCAAGACCTGATTATGAAATTCTTGATGCAACGGCGGGAGACTATGAAGTAAGAGTGTTTTCTATTAGTGGCGTTGGTATTTCTTCCACTGTTCCCAGTGAATTAAGTTATACAGCCGTAGGAAAAACAGCGGTTCCAAGCGCACCAACTAATCTTTTCTTTGAAGCAATTAACGCAAATACAGGCCGTTTAACTTGGGATCAATCAACAGATTTGGACGTAAAACTAGGCGGTAAATGTGTATTTAGGCATTCCAATAAAACCGATGGAACAGCAACATTTTCAAACGCTGTGACGCTCATTGCGGCCAAGGCGGGAGGACAAACAGAGGCAACAATACCAATGGTAGAAGGTGAAATATTTTTAGCCTTTGAAGATTCAGGCGGAAGAATATCTAGCGCTACTTCAATTGTTATTGACCTACCTGATCCAATAGGTGCTTTAGCTGTTCAAACAAGACGAGAAGATAGTGATTCTCCACCATTTCAAGGCACTAATTCTGATACTTATTACGAAGAAGATCTAGATGCTTTAACGCTTCAAGGAACATCACTTTTCGACACGATTGCAGATGTTGATGCGATGGTTGATTTTGATATTTCAACAGGGGTTGATTCTGAGGGAACATATACTTTTGCAAACAAACTTGATTTAGGCGCTAAATTCTCACTTGATTTAAAACGTCATTTTGTTACGAGGGGATATTTGCCCGCTGATGATTTCGACGCGGTGGCTGATGTTGACGCGATCAACGATTGGGACGGCGGGGCAATATTAAATGTAGACGCAAGATTATATTTAAGATCAACTGATGATGATCCAGCTTCCGGCGGTGCTAGTTGGTCAGGTTGGAAAGAATTTATTAATGGTACTTTTACAGGTCGAGGCTTTGACTTCAAAACGATACTTACAAGTACCAACACAGATGAAAATATTCTTGTTGATGAATTGGGCTATACGGCCACACTTCAAAGAAGACAAGAGCAAAGTAATAGCGCTGTTGCATCTGGGGCAGGTAGTAAAACAGTCAATTTTTCTAAAAATTTCTTTACAGGAACAGGTAGCTTAGGAGGAACGAACGCATACTTACCCTCTATTGGTATCAATGCGATGAACTTGGTTAGCGGTGACTATATAGAAATGGGAACGGTAACAGGTAGTTCTTTTGTAGTGACCTTTAAAAATTCAAGTAATGCCGCAGTTGATAGAAATTTCACTTGGTCGGCGGTAGGTTACGGCAAAACAGTATAGACTGTTGATATTGCTACGCATGAGTTAGAAGATGGCACAAGCTGACGGAGTAGTTGCAAACGGTACGGGTTCGGCTGTAAGAAGTGACATAAATAACCAATACGCCGCCTTATGGTCAAATCATTCAGGAAGTACTGAACCGAGTTCAGGAAAAGTTGCCTATCAATTTTGGGCTGATACAAACACAAGCATATTAAAAATAAGAAATAGCGCTAATAATGCATGGATTAATTTATTTACTTTAGCGGGTGGAATCGATGTTGATGCAGCGTCAAACTTTAATGAGGATGTAACTTTTACCGGCGCTAGTTATAACTTAGTCTGGGATAAAAGTGATAACGCTCTTGAGTTTGCTGATAATGCTAAATGTACTTTTGGGGCGGGGGACCTACAAATCTATCATGATGCTACGCACAATTACATAAAAAATACCCATGCCACCGCTTATACACTAATAGATGCAATAAGTAATATAAAATTAAGAACTAACGATACTGAAACAGGAGTTGAAGTACATAAAAATGGATCCGTAGAAGCGTATTTTGATAACGTGAAAAAATGGGAAACCCGCAACGGCGGCATAGGTTTATTTGGTCATTTAGAAGCAGGTGATAACAATAAAATAATGCTAGGCGATTCAAATGACCTAACCCTTTACCATGATGGAACAAATAGTTTTATTACTGACGACAATCTTTTAGTTATTAGAGGTGACGGTCTTCAATTACAAAGACCGAACGGTAATATGTACGTTAAGTGTATCGCTGGCGGAGCCGTTGAAGCATATTTCGACAACGTAAAGCGGCTGGAGACATTAAGTGGTGGCATCCAAATTCATGGTGACGTTACGGCATGGGAAATTTACAACAACACAACAAGTGGTGGTGCTAACGTAAGAGTTCAATCAAGCGGACTTCTACAAAGGGATACATCTTCAAGACGTTATAAAAATTCCATTACTGATGCAGTTCATGGTTTAGCCGATTTAAAGAAACTTAGGTCAGTGACCTTTAAAGGAAATAATGATGGAGATACTATTTTTGGCGGACTAATTGCTGAAGAAGTACATGATGCAGGATTGACTGAATTTGTTGATTACAATGACAACAACCAACCAGAAGTTC